GGCAGCGCGGTGTTGAACGTGCCGCCCTCGGTGCCATCGCTCAAAAGCTCGACCTTGATCTTGCCCAAACTGAGCTGCACGTCGAAGCCGCGCAGAATCCAGTCAACCTGGGTCGTCCACTTGATGTAGATCGATGTGTTGGTCGGGATGTCAAAGACGTAGAAGGTCCGGAACTCGCGGCCTGAGAAAAACCCACTCTGCGCGTTGTCCACCCGCAGCCGCCGGCCGACGCCACCGTCAACGGTATAGAGGTCTTCCGGGAACTCGACGGCATACACATGGGCATGGGTGCCGTCGCCCATGTCGCGCATGCGCGTATCGACCTCATGGCCCAGCTTCGTCACGACTGTTTCAAAGCGATCAGGCATAAAGCGCCTCCGTCAAGTCCATGCGGTCGAAGCAGTCAAGCCGGCTGCCTGGCGTGCAGTTGATGATCTTGGCGCCGCGACCACTCAAGGCGTGGAATCTGCTGCGCCAGCGGTCAAAGCTGCTGGGATCGGTGTTGCGCAGGCCGTGCGTGTGGCGACCGAACCAGTGGCCGCCCTTGTCGGCGCTCATGTCGAAGCCCAGCAGCAGGATGCGCTTGGCACCGGCATGAATGGCGATGTGGATGGCGGCATACCCGCTGTTGCCGCCGGTCTTGATGTTGCGCGGGTTGGGATCGAATCCTTCGGTGCCCGTCTGCCGCAGACACAGCACGTCGCGGAATTCCACCGAGTCCATGCATGTAACCTTGAGTCCGCGAAACTTCAGCGCCTGCTGCGCGTGTGCGCGCCACCAGGCTGAATCTGAGGCATAGAGAATGTCGGCAAACGGCGCCATCGCTGGATACCGTTTGCCGTCACGAGTCACATCAATGCCGTTGTCGTTGATCGCGATGGACGGCACGGCGGCCGCGCCCACGAGGCTGCACTGCTCCCTCGTGAGACTCGGACCCGTCGCCATCACCACCACCGTCTTGCCCGCCCACATCGGCGGAACCGTCCACGCCGTTGCCATCGTTGTTCTCCTGGGCAGCCTTCTTTTCTGCTGCGTCGGCCTTGGCCGCTGCAGCGTCATCCGGGTGGATGCCTTTCGTCCAATCGATTGCGGCGCTGCGGTTCAGCCAGCGGCGGGCAGAGGCGTCGGGCAGATCAACAATCTGCCCTTCCTTGTAGGCCCCGCCCTCGCGGGCAGGGTCCGTGTTGCGGGTGAACTTGACGCGCTTCATCAGGCGCTCTTGATTTCGTCAACGGTGGTCGCATCGTTGTCCGATGCGGGGCCATACAGCGGGTCGAAGCCCATCACCACGGCGCCGAAGTCCACGGCCGCAGCGGCAGTGGTCACCGACAGGCGGAAATGGGTCTTGCCGGAGTCGGCCAGCGACTGCGTGTCGAGGTTGATGACCACCTGCTTGTTGCTGTCGCCACCAGCTTCGGTCAGCTGGGTGATGGCCGAACCGGTGATGTCGGCCGGACTGGTGCCCGAGGCATCGGCGTAGGCGATCAGCTTGGCGTCCAGCGTTGCGCTGGTGGTCATGTCGCCCACGGCGATCAGGGCCATGAACCGGCGGAACAGCTTCATGCTGATGTAGCCGGAGGTGTAGGTATTCGCGGTGTAGGCATCGGGGTCAATCACGCCGACGACTGCTGCGACTTCGGAAGGGAGCTTGTTCATGGTGAATCCTCAGTTCAGGTTTTGGACTGAGGGGGCCGAAGCCCCCTCATTGGTCATCAGGCGCGCGCGCCCAGCGTGACGAACGGGCTGCGCGACAGGCCGCCACCCAGACGGGTGATCGGCGCGTTCCACCACGGCTGGCCGCCGACACGCATCACGAACCGGAAGGCGGTGAGGTCGTAGTCGAAGAACAGGTGGATGGACACGTCCTGACGCAGACCGCCGGCCTTGATGACGCTCATGTACTGCGTCAGGTCAACGAAGCTGATGTCACCCAGGTCGCCCAGGATCGGGGAGGCTTCCGAGGAAATCACCGGGCGGCCCATCAGGGTGCCGTAGGGCTGTGCCGACAGGCCACCGGGCGGCAGGTACACCGGAACTGCGGTGCCAGTACCGGGGAACTGCATTTTCATCAGCTGCGGCTCGACATCGCTGTTCACGATCCAGACGCCACGGCGCTTGCCTTCGGGGGTCATGCGCGAATACATGTCCACCACGTTGTCGAAGATCACCGTGTCGGGCGCTTGGCGAGACTGCGGGGCCACGGTCACCAGCGCGCCGCTGTTCAGGAAGCCCAGAGGCTGACCGACGCCGCTGCCGTTGATGATGGCGTTGTTGATCTTGAAGTCGATCTTCTCGGGCGCCTTGGACGACACATAGGAGGCCATGGACGGAGCGTCCTGCAGCAGTTCATCGGTCATCGGCACGAGGGCGATGATCTTGTTGGCTTTGACCGTTTTCTCGGTCAGCTGCGGCTTGCTCTGGGTCTTCTGGCCGCCTTCGCTTTCCCAATACGCCTGGATGCCGCCAGAGGTCTGCCACGGGGTCGTTTCGTCGGTCGGGACGGTGATCGAGTTGCTGGAGGTCGTCATCTGATCGGTGCGACCCAGCAGCGAATCCTCGCCCATGACCTTCTTCACGATTTCGGTGCGGAAGTCCGGGGGCACGGCGAAACCACCGTCGGCGCCCACACCCTCGCTGCCGTAACTGGTCGGTGCGTTGGCGATCAGGCGCGGATCAATGTTGCCGTTTTTGGCACTGGAGGCCAGGATGGCGCTGAAGAACTCGGCCTGCGAACGGAAGCCCCACTTGCCCGCATCGCGGTAGTCGCGCGGCTGGGCCGGCAGCTTGGCGTTGGGACGGGTTCCGGCTGCGGGACGGGCGCTTGCCTGCGGCTGACCATCACCTTCGTCGGTCACGGTCGGGCTGGTCACGCGGCCGTTGGGCTTGGCCATGCGGGCGTTGATGGCCTCGACCTTTTCCAGCCGGTCAATGTCGCCTTCCACCGATTCAAACGCGGCCAGAATCTGATCCAGCTCGGTGCGTTCTTCGTCGTTCAGCTCGCGGCGTTCAGCCTGTGCGCGGGCGCGAATGTTGTTCGCCTGCTGGTTCAGCTCGATGGCGCGGTTCTGGAGGTCTTCCAGCGTGGAGGTGCCGGGAATTTCGGCGCGCATCCATGCGTCGAGGGTGAGGCCGAAGTTGCGTGCGACAGCATCGGCGGTGACGGGCAGCAGGCCGAACATGGCGGCCAGCGCGTGAAAGAGAGTCTTGAGGGTCTTCATCGTTTGCTCCTGATTGGCGCCCTATCGGGCATTGGTTTTGGGTCGGCCAACCGTCCCGTCACTTTTTCTGGAAACGCGCAACGCGCATGTCCATTCGTGCCATTTTAGCGTCCAGATCGCGGGATCGGGCAAGCAATTCTTTCGGGACGTTGTTGAATTTCTCCAGCAGGTCGAATTGAGCCTTCACAGCCTTTTCGCCAGTGGTCGAATCCACGAATCCGCGCTCGACCGCTTCGTCAGCAGTCATCCACGTTTCGGCGTCCATCCATTCCTCGATCTTTTTCGGATCGCCCTTGGATTTTTTGGCGTAGGTGCCGATGATGGTCGAGTCAATCTTGTCCATCGACTCGGCCATGCGGCGCATTTCGTTGGCGTTGCCGATGGCCACGGTCCAAGCGCGATGGATCATGAACATGCCGTTCTCGGCCATCTTGACCTCATCACCGGCCATGGCAATGACCGATGCGATGGAAGCCGCGATGCCGTCGATGTAGACGGTTTTCTTGCCTTCCCAACGCTGCAGCTGGTTGTAGATCGCGATGCCATCGAACACGCTGCCGCCAGGGCTGTTGATGTAGACATCCAGCTCAGAGCCCTTGGGCATTTCGGCCAAGGCTTCCTTGACCGAGTTGGCCGTGATGCCCTCGCCGTCGTAGCTTTTGCCGATCTGGTCGTACAGATACATCTGCGATTTCTTCTGGCCTGCCTTGGCCCACACACCGAGTTTCATGGCTTTTTCTCCATCACCGCGCGGGCGGCATCTTTGGGCGGGATGCCCGTGAACAGGTTTTCGACTGCCAGCACGGCATCGTTGTAGCGCGGCCCCAGAACCGGCTTCATGTCGCCCAGCAGACCCAAGGCGTACTTTGCGGCGCGCAGCTTGGCCGAATCGTCGCCCCGGTTCTGGCGCTCGACGTTGTACCGATGAACGCAGTTGGAGTAGACCTGAGTGAGCCACTGAGCGGCCACTTCCTCGGGTTCGTCTTCGTCCTCATCCTCATCATCGGGTTCATCAACATCAGATGGTGCCGGCGCAGGGCTGGCCGCAGGCTTTTGGTATGCCGCACCAACGTCTTCCAGTCGGACGTTTGCACCCTGCACGATGCGAATGTCGCCATCCGGCCCGATGGTGTTCTCGCCCAGCTTGCGCAGCACGTCGTTGGCGCTGAAAACGCCCATATTACGCAGAATCTGAAACGCCTCGGAACGGCTTTTGTAGTCGCCCTGTTCGGCCCAATCGAGGTCAATTTCCACGAACTTGCGCGAGCGCGGAGACATGAGCTTGAAATCGCACTCCTGCTCAATCTCTTTCTTCCACGGCCGCAGCGTGTCGCGCGAGAACTCCAAGCCCTGATGCTCGATGTTGTTGTTCGTAGCGCGCAGCAGGTGCTGCACCTTGTGCGGCGGAACATGGAAATACCGGCAGATGTCCTCAATGCTCAGGTGCTTGGCGTTGACAAGCTGTGCCTGGTTGGCGTCGTTGCCGACGGTCTTCACATCCCACTCGCCGCCGTCCAGAATGGCAGAGCGGAAAGCGCGGCGCGAACCACGGTGACGCTGCTCAATTTGGTCCTTCATGCGCTCATAGGTGGCATCATCGACCTTGCCACCTTTGAACATGAAAACCGTTCCCAGCTGCGCGTTGTTGCCGAAGTAGGAAGAACCGAACTGATCCAGCGCCACAGCCTGCGCCAGTGTCTGCACCGTCCGGTAAAGCACGTCATCGCCCACGTTGCCCAGGATGCCTGGCCCGCGAATGTGCAGGATTCGGTCAGGGTCCATGTCAACGTAGCCGCCGGCATAGTCTTGCGTGACCCGGTAGATCAGGCGGTTGGTGCCAATCTCACGGCGCGGCTCAACCCGATCAGGCTCAATCGGCCACAGGGCCACGATGCGGTTGGCCAGGTCGGTTTCAATCTCAGCGTACCCGTTGCCGTAGCCAACCGCCGCGATCATCATGGCGCGCTTCCCGGCCTGCGCGGTCATTTCCGAGTTGAACCGGGTATTCAGGACGTACTGCAGGCCGTCATCTGGGATCGCCTCGGTCTGGTCGGCCCCGCGCACGCCACGGTAGACGTTCCAGTCCGAACTGGACAACGCAGACGCGATGATGTCGATACAGGCCCACACCGCCGACACCGCGAATGCGGTATCGTGGTCGATCTTGACGTTCGCGTTGTTGGAAAGGATGACCCGGAACTGCCCCCGCTGGGTCGGGTCGGCCGGGTTGATTTGGATTGCCGCTCGTGGATTGAGCCGCAGCGCATTCCAGATGCGAGACAGTGAGCCTGGCAGTTTCATATCCATCTGAACGTCGGCTCCATTTTGGTCGGCGCAGGGTTGCGAGACATCAAGTCCACCGCGTTGAACGTGGCCATGAGCGGGTCGATTTTAGCGTGACCTGACGCCTGTTTGGTAACAAGAATCGCGTTGCCGGTCAACACAATTCTCGCATTAGACACGCTCCAAGCCATCATCGGCTGGCCGCCGTGGATCAAAACACCCTCTGCCAGCTTGCGTTCGGTCGTCTTGATCGGGCCACTCAACCGCCAGCCCTGCGAAATGCCAACGATCTTTTCCTTCGGAATGCCGGCTTCCTCCAGCGCATCCAGAATTGACCCGACTGACGCCGGGTCGGCGCCCACCAAATCGAGCAGGCCGGCCTCGTGAATGGTTTTCACCCATGATGCCACGAGTGCCACATCATCGCCAACCCTGGCAACGATGTGCAGATCGCCGTCTTTCTCAAAATCCCGGAACCGGCTGGCCTCGGACTTGCGGCGTTCCAGCACAGAAGGGTGAGCGCAAGCCTGGTTCCACAGCAGCCATTCGCCAGTGCCCTTGCGCCGGCCGATGGCCGCGAATCCCAGCAAGTCATCCAAGCCGCCGCCGTCGATCCCGACATCAATGACCTCGCACTCAGCCAACAGCATCTGCAGCGTGACCTTTTCAAGCGCCTGCTGCTGCCAGAACTCTGCGCCGGCCCACCGATCCGAACGCAGGGCCAAGCCGATTTCCACGTTCAGGTGCTTGGCCAGAAACCCGCGCATGGATTCCTCGCCATCCGTCTGGGCCTTGCGCAGCTCACGCTCCAGAAACTGCCGGTCAACCGAGAAATTCAGGTTCGGGTTGACCATGCCGAAAAGCGCCGGGTCGGTGTAAGCCTTCGTTTCAATGATCTGCTTTGGAAACTCGTAGATCACCGGCAGGAACTGCTTGTCCTCGACAAGCCCGTCGCGCACGTCCCGCGCATACTTTAGTTTCTGCTTGAACACGCCGGCCGGCGGCTCATCCGACTGCGTGGTCAGCCACACCACAAAGCCCTCGGGCCGGCTGGCCAAGCCTCCAGTGGCCTCGCGCAGCATATTCTCAGCGTTGGCCTGCTTGCCGAAAATCCAAGCCTCATCGACCAGAATGAACGCGCCCTTTTTGCCGCCAACCGTGTTGGTGTCGGCTGCGACTACCTTGAGCGTGGCGCCAGTGACCCGGTGGGTGATGGTCTTGACGTGATCTTGGACCATCAGCAGCTCGGCCAGGTCTTCATCGTGCTTCACCATGTCACGCGCCGGGAAAAACGAGTTGTTCGCAATCTCAACCGTGGGCGCCAGAATGATGAGTTCGGCGGATTGCCGCCAGTTCAGGATGAGCGCGGTCAGCATGATCCCGGCGGCGATGGTCGATTTGCTGTTCTTCTTTGGGATGCACATGAAGAACTCAACGATCAGCCGCCGGCCCGATTCGGCATCGTAGGCGCCGAAGATGGCCGCCACGAAGTCGAAAACCCACTGATCGCAAGCCTCCCCAAACGTGGGACTGCCAGGCGCATCCACGATCTTGAGCGCCTTGAAAACCTCGACCGCCTGCGCGGCTATCTCAGGGAAGATCGGCGGCGTGATTATCGACTCGCCG